AGGGAACACTGGGGGATGGAACGCCCTACAGCCATCTCAAGGTAGAGGATTTGAAGAAGCACATGTTGGAGTTGGGTATGCACCCCTATGGAAATGAGATTCTCTACAATGGCCAGACCGGCGAGATGATGGAGGCAGAGATCTTTATGGGACCCACGTTCTATCAGAGGTTGAAGCACATGGTGATTGATAAGAAGCATTCTAGGGGTAAGGGTCCGATCGTCAGTCTGACTCGTCAACCTTGTGAGGGACGTAGCCGTGATGGGGGTCTGCGTGTAGGAGAGATGGAGCGTGATTGCTTGCTGAGCCACGGTGCCGCGGCATTCACCAAGGAACGACTGATGGATGTGTCGGATCCTTTCCCAACAGGTCTTTGTAAGACATGTGGAACACTTGCGATTATGAACGAAGATGAGTCCATATATTCCTGCGGGACATGTGGAAACAAGACAGAGTTTGTGATGAAGACACTGCCTTATGCGATGAAACTCTGGACGCAAGAACTTGAGGCGATGCACATTACGACTCGATTGGAATTAAAATGAAGTGTTCTCGCGGATGATATTGAATTCGAGAGTGTTACCCTTATATAAATGATACCTATTGTTATAATATGTCACAATAATCATGAATACGTAAGCAATATGTTATCAACACTTGAAAACATAAATAACAAATATTTGGATAACGTTATTGTTGTTGATAACAATAGTACTCGTATAGAGACACTCTTGTTTTTGAAATCTGCGCAGGTGAAGGTTCATTTTAACTATTCAAACAATGGACCATGGATATCTCCCTACAAGAATTCCCATTTATACAATGAACTTCCCGACCTGTTTATTTTGACAGACCCAGATCTCGCATTGAATCTAAATATGCCTTTCGATTTTTTAGATCATTTCGTCAAGATCCACAATAGATACCCATGGGCATCTAAAATAGGATTAGCCCTTGATATTTCGGACAGTGATATGTTCTTTGACGGTATATATACTGAAGATAGAACCATAAAAGCACATGAATCTCAATTTTGGATGAATCGTATAGAAGATCCGGATTACGAATTATATAAATCTGCCCTTGATACGACATTCTGTCTTGTCAACAAAGCCGTATATGATCATCCAAACAATCACATCCGTATTGCCGGAAATTTTAAATGTAAACACTTACCGTGGTATAAGAAGAATCCACTCTTTAGTGTTTATAACAACTATATGCTCGCAAAGTTATCATCAAGTATTTCAACCACATCTAAACTTATCACAAATTCGATTGAGAGAGACTATCTGAAATTGTTAAAAAATGACCAAATTATTCTTATTGAAAATAACAAAGACGATAAGAATTTAGAATTCTGGAGAGACAAGTTTGTATCATGGGAGCCGACTACGTTTCAAATCTTTGATAAGTTTTTAGATACATCAAAAACATTTATAGACATTGGAGGCTGGATTGGAACTACGTGTATATATGCATCTCGTAAATCAAAAGACGTGTTTGTAGTTGAAGCAGATCCTCTTTCGTATGTAGATCTCACACGCAACTGTGATATTAATGGGTGTACAAATGTTGTTCCATTTCACAACGCAATTTTTAGCGAGTCGAACAAGAAACTTACAATCCTAGGTAACAATGATAGTACGAGCCAAATTTCATTTGATGGCTCGGGAAGTTCTGTCGAGACATTGTCAATGTACGCATTAATTCTTGAGAATAAGATTAACCCGTTCAATATATCCTTGATAAAGGTTGATATTGAAGGAGCAGAGGAGTATATATTACACGACTTGTACAAACTTCACAAGGTATATAATATTCCATTGTATATATCTTTTCACTATCAAATGTTCAACGACAAAAATCTTGATAGATTTGAATTTCTAACCGAAAACCAAAAGCGTGTAATTCGAGAGATTCCATTTCCTTCGCTATTGTTTGATTCAGATAATCGAATTCATTATGTAGAATAACCCTCTTCACTTTTGATCATTGATGTTAAATCAGTATCCGACCTCGATTGCTTGATCGCTGGACGTCTACAAGGTCCACCAAACACCGCGTAGCATATACACAACCCAAACACTGCAATCGAAATGCCTGCTCCAATTAACAAACCGGTGTCTTCAGGATCCGTGTTCATCTTTTTTTGTATAGCGTTTTCAGGTCGTAAATGGTATACAGGTAATGTCATTGGAGATTGTTCTTGGTCCCATGTTTTCTGGAAAGAGTTCGTACGCTCTTTCGTATATTCGGAAACAAAAAGCAATTGGGCGTAACGTGGTTGCGGTCAAACCTGCCATTGATAAGAGATATTCTCAACACGAAGAGATTGTTACCCATAATAACGATAGAGTTCCATGTGTCATTTGGGATTCCACCATACCCTTGACTCCAAATCGATTTATGCTTCAAGCAGATTGTGTCGTGGTTGAAGAGGCTCAGTTTTTTACAGGCCTTCCTGCCTTGTGTGAATATATGCTCGGAATTGGCATCCATTTGGTCTTGGTGGGTCTCGATGGTGATGCCCATCGGAAACCCTTTCGTGAGATCTTAGACTGTATTCCATATGCGAACAAAGTGACAAAGTTGTCGGCGTTGTGTAGTGTTTGTAAAGACGGAACAGAAGCACCGTATACACGCTACAAGCCAGAGTCAAGTCAATCTACGTCACAAATAGACATAGGTGGGGCTGAAAAATACGAAGCAGTGTGTCTGCGCCATTTTACGCGCTGAAAAAAATAATCTTGCCATGTATCACAACAACTATGGGTGGCGGTCTTCTACAGCTTGTAAGCTATGGTGCTCAGGATATCTATATCTCTGGCAATCCCCAGATCACGTTCTGGAAGGTGCTGTACAAGAGACACACCAACTTCGCCATGGAGTCCATCGAGGTGACCTTCAACGGCCAGGCCGACTTTAACAAGCGCGTGACTGCAGTGATCAACCGTAATGCTGATCTGATGTACCGTACCTACGTGCAGGTGGTGCTGCCCGCCGTGGACCTGACTGGTACCGCTTCTGGTCTGCGTCGCTTCAGGTGGCTGAACTACATTGGTCACCGTCTGATCAAGGTGGTAGAGTTGGAGATTGGTGGCCAGCGTATCGACAGGCAGTATGGTGACTGGATGCAGATCTGGACCCAGTTGACCCAGGATGCCGGTACCGTCGAGGCTCTGGATGACATGATCGGTAACACCCATGACCTGGTGCTCATGAAGGATTCTCGCGGTTATGCCCTGGATGCCTCTTGCGCAGGTGCTGAGTTGACCAACAGTTGTGCTCCTCGCTCTGGCACTCCCGCCAAGACCCTGTACATCCCTCTGCAGTTCTGGTTCTGCCGTAACCCTGGTCTGGCCATTCCTCTGATCGCTCTGCAGTACCACGAGGTGCGTATCAATGTGGAGTTCGAGCAGTGGATCAACTGCTGCTACTACGAGCTGTCTGCTTCTGCCCCCGCCACCTCCATTCAGTCCCTGACTGCTGCATCCCTGTACATCGACTATGTGTACCTGGATACTGAGGAGCGCCGCAGGTTCGCCCAGCAGACTCACGAGTACCTGATCGAGCAGCTGCAGTTCACTGGTGCTGAGAGCATCACCAGCTCCAGCAACAAGATCCAGTTGAACTTCAACCACCCCGTGAAGGAACTGGTGTGGGTTGTGCAGCGTGACTCCTTCGTAGACTGCTCCAACCCCGGCTTCGTGCAGGAGGTGAACGGCTGCCAGCCTTTCAACTACTCCGATGACTTCACCACGGAGGGTATTGTGATGGACGTGCTGGCCCGTGGCTCTCTGGGTGGCGGTGGTACCAACCCAGTGCCTACCACTTCCGGTGACGGTCCTTCTGGTCCTTACCTGCCTGGTGTGGGTATCGCAGTGGGTCCTTCTCTGGCCGGTGCGTCTTGGCTGGACACCACTGCAGGCGTGGGTGATGCAGAGGAGGTGTTTGCTGCTACCACCAACTACCTGCTGGCCAAGGTGATCCTCGACTCTGGTATCAAGTGCTCAGGCAAGAACCCCGTGGAGGTTGCCAAGTTGCAGCTGAACGGCCAGGACCGCTTCACGGAGCGCGAGGGTCGTTACTTCGACAGGGTGCAGCCTTACCAGCACCACAGCCGTACTCCTTCTGTGGGCATCAACGTGTACTCCTTCGCCCTGAAGCCCGAGGAGCACCAGCCCAGCGGTACCTGCAACTTCTCTCGTATCGACAAGGCAACCCTGCAGCTGACTGTGTCCGTGAACACTGTCCGCTCTGGTCGTACTGCTCAGGTGCGCGTGTATGCCGTGAACTACAACGTGCTGCGCGTGATGAGCGGTATG